TTATCGCGTCGGACTCGACTTGTGACCCCTCCGCTGGCGGGTGTACTGCTCGGTCATCGTGATGGTCGTATGGCCCAGCTGGCGCTGCGCCTGTCGGATGTCGCCGGCGGAATCTGCCTTGTCCGTCGCTGCCTTGGCGCGCAGATCGCGGAACTGCAGGCCGGTCACGCCGGCCGCCGCACATGCCTTGGCCCACCGCTTGGACATCATTGCCACCGTCACAGGCCGCCCGCGTTCGCTCACGATCAGGCGGGTGCCGCGCACCTTGTGTCCGGCCTTCCGTGCGCGCAGGTGATCCAGCAGCGTGGCCAGCTCTCCCTCCACCGCGATGCGGAGCTTTGCCTTCGTCTTCGCCTGCCGGATGTTGATCACCCCATCCCGGACATCCATCTCGGTCAGCCCCAGCACATCGGCCGGCCGCTGCCCGGTCAGGTAGGCCAAGTCCATCGCGCCCTGGACGACGATATCGGCGCTCGCGCGGATAGCCTGGTACTAATCGTCCTCGATGTAGGCGTCCCGGCCGGTCTCCTTAAAACCCTTGATGCCCGCGCAGGGGTTCGGCAGCGACGTGTAGCCCTTGTCGCGCGCGAAGTTCCATATGTGCGACAGCAGGGCCTTCTCACGGTTCGCGCGCACCAGTCCCTTGCCGTCCTTCGTCCGCCACGTCAGGTACTGCCTGACCGTCACCGGCTGGATCGCGTCCAAGGGGCCGGGCGGGTCGTCGAAGAACTCCAGCAGGTTCGCCATCTCCTTCGCGTTGTCCTGCTGGGTTCGGGGCGCCTTCGTGATCATCACCTCCCGGCGATAGGCGTCGCACACCACCCTCAGCGTCAGCGCGGCGGCGGCGGGCGCATCGCGGTCACCCTCGATCTCGGCCCACTGCTTGATGGCCAGGCCGTAGTCGGCGCCCAGCGGCATCTCCCCGGCGCGGTTTTCCGCCCAGATCGTAGTAGTAGTGCACCACGCCCGATTTCTGCTTGCGGGCGCGGAACCGGGGGATGGCCCTCGGCTTGGTCGGCTTTCTTCCCATCACGCGGCCTTGTTCGGTTTCCAGGTGGCGATCGCCTTGGCGGCCGCCTCATCGCCAACGCCTTCGACCGTGGAGCGGAGCACCCGCGGCCGGTCGTCCAGCCCCTTGTAGTGCCGGATGCCATTGGCCCGCAAGAAGGCGAACTGGCGGTCCTTCAGCGGGGTGCCACACAGCTCGCGCATCTCCTTTCGGGACAGGCACAGTTCGTTGGTGCTCATGAGAAAAGCTCCAGCTGGGCGGAACGAGCCGGCGGTTGATCGGCGATCGCACCGGGTTGGGGCAAGGCGGCGCGGCGGCGGGCGGACTGGGCCATGCGGAACATGCACCAGAAGCCGTGGCCCGCCAGCCGCCGTGCGCGCGCCTCACCGATCAGCACGCGCGCTGTGTGCTTGGCTTGAGTGCCTGCGTTCATGCGCCCCCCGAAACTCGATGCATGGCAAAATTGCTGCTGGCAAGGAGCGGAAAGTCGAAATGTCGATCTTGGAGCGAGCGCGGGAACACTTGTTTGGTGTGGTAATCGTTTCGTTCGCCCTGGGTGGCGGCCTTGCGATCATCGTGATCGGTGTCCCCCAACTCTGGACACCAGAAGCTGCTGGGTGGGGTTCTGCGGTCGGTGCATTTGCAGCAGCAGTTGTCGCCTTGTTCCTCGCTGGGTCCGACCGGCGCCGGCAGAGAAAAGAGCAGTTGGAGGCCGGCCGGCTTGCGTTTATCGCACTCTGGCCGCGACTTCACCGAGCGCAGGCGCAGGTTTCGACAATCACCTTTGCACTCGGTTCGTGCACTCTCGCTTCCGAAAAAAGAGAGCAGGACGCGCTCGAAGCGACGATCAGTGCGCTGGAAGCAGAGCTGGCGGCCATTGGTGCATCTGCGGCGGCGCTGGACGCCGAAAACGCGCTGCGCTTGACTGGAGCGGTATCGCTCGCAGGCTTTGTTGCACGGCAAGCGAGAAGGTTTACTGAGCCGGGAACGCTCACTGCGCGCGCGCAGCTCTGGAAGTCCCCTTGTAGGACGAGCTGGATGAAGGACTCGCGAGTTGCTACTCAAATGTTGATGGGAATAGCCGGCGAATCCGAGCGCGCCGCCAATCAAGCAACTGGTCGGGTAGCGCCTAAGTTCGACGACGCAGATTAGCTGAGGAGTGATGACGGTCATGCGGGCACCAGTTTGAAGTCGATTACCCACACCCACGGGTTGCTGTCCCAGTCGCCGCCGATGCTGGTCCACAGGTCGCGGAAGGCGAAGCCTGCTGATCTGTGCATGCCGGCGAGGGCGTAACCATTCATGGCATTGTGGTCGATACCCTCGGCCAGGGCGTCGGCCTCACTGATCTCATGCAACCGCTCGATGCGGACGGCGGTAATCTCCAGCACCAGGCGGCAGGCCTCGCGTGGCATGTGGATGCTGGGCCGCCACTTAATCCCGTAGTCCTTTCGGGCGTAATCGCCAGGCGAGCCCGGCAGCGTGTCTGCCGAATAGGCGTAGCGCTGGATTGGGCCATCGATGTTGGGGCGATGCTCGATACCAGTGCCGCGCAGGTCGGTGAAGCTTTCCCGCACCCACAGGCGGTCGCCGGCCTGGCCGAAAGGGCACAGGTCGTTGCCAGGGCTGGCGACGTACTCGGGCGTGAACTGCGCCTTTCCGAGCCAGTCCAGCGCGACACCCTTCACCGCGCGCCGGGTCTGTGTCTTCCGGCCGGCCAGGATGGCGCGCACCATGGCGCCGTTGAACAGAATGGGGCGCTCACGCATGGCACGGCTCCATGGCAAAATCTCCCGGCATCCACAGGCAAATTTGGAAATGAGCATGATGAAAGGGATCAGCCAGTGTTGGCCACTCAGCAATACGTGCCACGTTTGGTGGGACGCATGGGCGGTACTGGTTGCCGTCGTGGCAATTGGCGCGACGTTGTTCTTGGGTTACATGACTCTTCGTTTGGGCCGAGAAGCCAATAAAGCGGCCGCCGCCGCCGCAAAGGCAAGCGTGGCGGCTGTTCAGATCGCGTCGGAAGACCGCGAGGCAAGGACGCATGATGCTGAAGACCGCCGCACCATGCTTCTCGTCTGGATTGCCGGGGAGGTGTCTGGGGCGAGGACAACCCTTCGCAAACAACTTTCTGATCACTCCGAGGAGACGAAGAGCAAGTTTCTTAAGGATGCGGAGTATCGTCGCTTTATCACCGAGATGATTAATTCGCTCAATTTTCCCAACGCAACCGGAATGGCCAGCAGTCTGCATGCCATCGGCCATCCGGTGGCCGCCCAATTCGCACGGGCTCGAGCAATGATCACGATGATGCAAGAGGCATACGCCCTTGGTGACATACCGGATAGCGGAGCCGAAGCTGCATGGAAAATCCTCACAAAAGGCGTTCCTCTCGTGATCCCCGACCTGTCCGCAGTCCATAATGCATGTGTTGAGGCTGCCGTGAAGGCAGGCATCAAATAGGCCAAGGTTGATTAGCCTCGCGCTTAAGTTCCGGTGCGCTCGCTGCAGTTGCTCAGCCATTGTTATGGTCCTTGTCGGTGACGAAGCCGCGCAGCGGGACCTTGGGGAAGCGCGGCGGCTCGATGTTCGACAGGGAGCCGGGAACGGTATCGGGAAGTGCCGCGCGGGCGTGTTGAAGGTCGCGGGCGCGCTGTTCGATCTCAGCCATTGGTAGTGGCCTCCGTGTTGGTGGTGATCGCCTTGATCGACGCGACACCTACGATGCGGATGCCTTCGCCCTCCAGTACCCGGCGAAGCCTGCCGGTCGCGCCTTCGGCTGCCTGGCGGTACATCTGCGACAGTTCGCAACCGGTGCCCCAGGAGCCGCAAGACACTTCGACGGTGACCTGCACCAGGGCGCGAGTGGATGTGCGGACGGTCGGCTTACCCACGATCCACCCCCGGCGCTGCGCCGTCGATGCGCTCAGACAGGTGCCGTTTCGCGTGGGCGTCGCCGGGATGGCGCGTCAGGTAGTCGGCGGCGTCGCCGATACCTTCCAGGCCAGAGACGCGCTGGTAAGGGTGATCGCCCTGCGCGGGCGGGGCGGCCGCAACCATCGTGCGGTACTCATCCGCAAGAACCGCCCGTGCGGAATCCTCGCCGTCGTGGTAGACGCCGGTATCAAGTGCCGCGCGCAACTGCCCTTCACTGGCGAGCTCCGGAACCAGCCTCCACCCGGCAGGGACCGCGCCAAGCTGGCGGGCGGCGAGGGCGGAGATAGCCGCGTTCAAATCGAACGTGTCTACGTCCTTCATCGCGCATTCGATGATGGCCGCGTCTTTGCAGTGACTGACGCGCATCGAAACCATGTCTAGGTGTCGATATCCACCTGGCGTGCTGTCGCCCTGCTGCACGGTGGCGATCACACGGACGTCGGCCACCGGTTCCACTTCGTCGGGGGTGTACACGCCCAGCAGCGCCTCGGGTGCATACCGGCGCGCCCATTGGCGAGTGCCGCGGTAGACCAACATGTCTTCGGGGATCTTGTCCCAGGCGTTCTCGACCTGCTTGCCTTCCTTGTTCTTGGTGAATGTCCGCCAATCCTTGACGGTTCCCCGTACGGTCTGCGGACCGCTGCCGCCGCGGGGCGTGCCAGTCACGATGATCGACGCGGCTTGGCCGCTTCCCTGAATGTCGTATTCCAGTCGGCCCTCGACGGCGCCCATGGCGTAGAGAGCAGCTGCGACCAACTCCCCTCGTAGCAGAGACAGCCGTGGACGACCGACGTGCACTGAGCCACGCTCACCGCGTCCATGCCCCAGCGCTGGGCCTGCATGACGATCAGCAGGCAGTCGCCCGATTTGCCCCTCAGGTGCTCAGGCACCAGGTTGGCCTTGGCCATGATCTCGGAGAGCTGGATAGCCAGCTCCGCTTGGCCACCATCCTCGGAATTAAGCCTCCATCCGTTACCGGGTGGTACGACCGCGTCCGTGTACCGGCGGAACGATGCATCGCGATCGAGACCGCCACCGGCGTCAGCCGGCACGATCTGCGGCCCGATGTATTTGGTCCTGCGCTGGCAAACGACTCCGGTCAGGAGGTGGATCGTGCAGCCTGATCGCTGGAATCCGCGTGTGCGGTTACGTGATTGGCTCAAAAGGCGTACGACGTCAGAGAAGGCTGTCTTCGCACGGCAGCAGGGGATGCCGCGCAAGGGATCTTGCAAGAGACAGCTAGAAGGTCAGCTTTCGAGCAATGAGCCGCTCGACGGATGCCTTGAGGCTGGCCTGCTCTTCTTCGCTTAGTGCTTTGTAAGCATCGGAAGTCAAGTGACCTGCAAGTACATCTGCGAAGTCTGGATCCCCGAATCGTCCAATGACGAGCGCGGAAACCACCAGCTGAAGTGCAGTGATCTGGTCGTGAAGTGCCTGATTGTTCATGTCGCCCTCCTTGCGGGCTGTTTTGTTGGCACAACCAGCTTAACGCAAGGAGGGCGACGCCCTTGGATTCAACGCGCGTCATCGGCGCTGCCCCATAGCCAAAGGACTTGTGCCCCTCCCGGAGGCACTGGGCCGAGTTCAGGAAGGGCGAGGGGATAAGCCTTGGCCTTCCCGTCGATCCTTCGCAACACGAACGGCTTCCCGCACATGCGCACCAGCGTCACCACTCCATTTCTGGCGGCCATCCCTGAGTTGTTGTTGTCCATGGCGCTGATGTTGCGCCGCCACAGCGCTCCAAACCACGTTCACAGAGCAGCCGCATGAACATTACTGACGCAGCACACAAGACCGTGAAGGACTACCCGGGCGGCGCCGAGGCGCTGGCGACCAGGCTGATCACCGTGAACGACAAGGGCGAAGAGAAGCCCATGTCTGGGGCGGTGCTCCGCAACAAGATCAACCCGAACAACACCACGCACAAGCTGGGCTGGGAAGAGGCCAGCGAGATCATGGACCTGACGGGCGACCGCCGCATGCTCGTTGCTCTGGCCGCAGAGCACGGCTACGGACTGCATCGCCTGGAGCCTCCGGCAGATGCCGGCTGCCTGACGAGCACGATCCTGGCGACCTCAGCCAGCAAGGGCCACTTCGCTGAAATGCTGCACAAGTGCTTGCAGGACGGCCTGATTACCGACAACGAATTCTCCGAGTTGCAGACCGCCGCGATCGCAGTGCAGTCAGCGCTGATCGTCCTGATGACGCGCCTTCGTGAGTCGAAGGGTCAGAAGGACGTGCTGTGAACCAGTTCGACAACGACATCCGCGCCAAGTCGGCGCAGCGCGATCGCCTCGCCGGTGACGTGGACGCATTCCTGGCCAAGGGTGGCCAGATCGAACGGCCGGGATCGCCATCACCCAGCAAGCTCATGACGGTGCGCGAGTACAGCGACCTGACGTGGGCACGGAGGAATGATCAGTGAGCCACCTTCCCGCACGCAACAGCGATCCGGACACCAGCCACGAAGCTGCGCGCGAGCTCGTAGATTCGGGTGCGCAGGCACAACAGCAGGCGCAGCTTGGAACGGCGGTTCGCCAGCATCCCGGGCTCACCAGTCGCGAGCTTGCGTTCTCCGCCGGCCTGGACCGACACATGGTGGCCCGCCGCCTCCCCGAGCTCGAATCGGACGGGCTGGTAGTACACGGAGCACCGCGCATCTGCAGCATGAGCCGCAAGCGCTGCCAGACGTGGCTGCCGGTTCTGACAGGCGAGAGTGCTTTTCCTCTGGCAGCCTAGTAACAGTCTTCCGCCCCCTAACCGATGGGTAGCTCCCGTCGAGACAGCCCGAGCCTAGCGGGTTGGGGTAGCGGCTTCATCTGGGCATCTAGGAGCAGATTCAATGAGTGACAAGTTCGATTGGTCGAAAACTGACAGTGACACGGTCGTGGTGCCTAGCGTTCGCGGCGTGGCGGTATACGAGAACGATCGCGACGATGTCGTGATTCGCCAGGAAGCTGGGTCGCTGGACGGTGATGATGATTTCGTCATCATTCCGCGGGCCTTTGTACCGGCCCTGATCAAGGCGCTTCAGGCCGTGGTCGAGGAGAACTGAGTCGTGGCCGGCGACTGGATCAAGTTCGATGTAACCACGCCCGACAAGCCGGAAGTCGTGAGGATGGCTGCCGTGCTGGGGATCGACCAGGATGCAGTCGTCGGCAAACTACTACGGGTTTGGGTGTGGGCCGACCAGAACTCAATCATTAGTAACGGTGGATGTAACGGTTTGACCGTTACTGCTGCGTTTCTGGATCGGCTCACATTTTGCCCAGGCTTCACGAATGCTATGCGGCAAGTGGGTTGGCTACTAGGCGAGGACGGAGACCTCTCGCTCCCCAACTTCGAGCGTCACAACGGAAAAACTGCGAAGGAACGGGCAGTTACGAATCGCCGCGTTGCCAAGAGCCGCGCGGGCAAAGGCGCTAGTAACGCCATGGGCGTTACCGATGTAACAGAGCCACCGTTACAAAAACCGTTACCAGAGAAGAGAGAGAGAAGAGAAGAAGCTTCTACTCCAGATAGACCACTACAAGCACCAGAGATCTCTGAGGGCGCAACGTTGGCCGGGCGTCCATGCCTGCTGATGCGCCAGGTCGGATGTCCCGCGACCAACCCGAGCCACCCGGACCTTCTGGCCGCTGTGGGGGAAGGCGTCACCCCTCAGGCATTGGCCGACACCGTCACCGAGGGCCTGAGCCGCGCACCACCGGTTGCGAAGCCCTTCGCCTGGGCGATCACCACCGCCCGGGCCCGCCATGCCGAAGGCCCCAAGCAACCCCCGCAGAACACCGGAAACCATCATGGAACACGTCGCCTCGCACCTGCCGACGAAGTTGAGCAGTTCATCCTCGCCCGACAACAGGGCGGAAATGTCATCGACGCCGCGGCTGCAATCGCAGAACGCCATGGATCAGCTGTGGAAACACATGGCTCAGATCTACGGGCACAAGTGGACCAGCGCCTACACGGCGAATCCGGCGGGCGCGGCGGCGGCGACGTGGTCGAAGGGTCTTTCCGGGTTGTCGGGTCGGCAGCTCGCTGATGGGCTGGCAGCGTGCATCGCGACCGCAGAACCCTGGCCGCCGACGCTGCCTCAGTTCCGGATGATGTGCCTGGGCATCCCGCCATTCGACGCGGTGCGCGCCGACGCCAGTCAGCAGGACGGATTCACCCGGCTGGTGTGGCAGTACCTGGACGGCCACCGCTACCGGCTGGCGAGCGCCGAGAAGGCCGACAAGCTGCTGCTGGCGGCCTACAACCGGGCGAAGGAATTCGTGATGCGCAGCGGTGAGCTGCCGGCGGCACCGGTGGCCGAGATCGAGCACCAGGTGCGCGAGGCAGTGCCGGCGACGCGCGAGCAGGTCGCCAAGCACATGGACGACATCGCGCGCGAGCTCAACGTGGCGATCGCCGCGGACCAGCCGGCCGTCGCGGTCGAAGTGACTTCGGAGGTGCGCCATGCAGCCTGAGGTTGACCAGGAACTGCTGCGCCGGGCGCGTCAGGCAGGCCGCTACATGCGCGAGGCCCACAAGCCACGCAGCGCAGTGCCGCTGTTCGAGATGGGAGAGCCCGGTCGGCTGCAGCGCAAGGAATGGGAGGCCGGCTGGGATCGGCGGGACTACGAGATGAAACTGGGAGTCGCGGCATGATCTCGCTCAAGCCTTCCGATTGGCAGGAGCGCGGCGAGGGGATGATGACCCCCAAGCAGCAGCGCATGCTCAACGCCATATGCGGCGACCTGGCCGCCGGGCTGTCTTGGCACGGGCAGCGCCTGACGAAGGACGACTGGCGACACATGGTGGCCGGCACGATGTTGGGATGGCGACTGATGCCGGCGATCGACCGGGGGCAGGGAGCGCCGGGTCACATCATGCTCGGCGGTTCCAGCCTGAAGCTGACGAAGTCGCTGGCCTGTGACGCCATCACCGTACTGGTGCAGATCGGCGACCACCCGGAAGAGCAGGGCATGCGTGCGCGGCCGGTTCAATGGTCGGACACGGTGCTGCTTGGGCTCGGGTTTAATCCAAACGACTTCGTGCATTTCCGCATGGAGGCCGCTTGAAAACCTTAAGTAGTAGTCTGGTTTTATTCTTGAGGACCATAAATAAGGTTTTCTATGGCGAGCATTGCGTCATTCGCTACGGCCTCAAGGGCTTCTGCGAACCCATCGATGGTGCGCATGTCGGCAACACCAAACTCTTCTGCATCCTTTCGCAATTCGAAGGCCGAGTAAAGCAGCTCGGCGCCGTGTACCGCGGCCATAACGTCTACTGCAGCCTCCCTGAGCTCACTCGCCTGAAGCCCCCTCAATCGAAGAGTGAGATTTGGAGCAACTTCTTCGAACGCCTCCTTCGGAGAGTCCGCGTGACCATGCGTGCGAAGGGTAATAATTACGCTAGCAAACTTCTGAATTTCAGTCTTAAGTGTTATTGCGTAAGCGCGGGACTTGTATACCTCAATCGCGAGAGCCTTCTTCTCCGCTCTTATCCTGTTCCGCTCTTGGATGAAAAGGGCCGCCGCAAATGTCGCGGCCGTAAGGAAGGCTTGTGCCCAAGCGGGCGCCTGATTTGCTATATCCCCGCCGACGCTGAAAGGTTGAATCGATATTGCATAGGCGAGGGGAATCCCAAGAAGAATGCAACAGACCATCAGAACAACGTTCCACCACTCCACAGCTCTAGTCATTGGGTTCCATCCATTCACGAGAACACGATTCTAATTCACCCCTGTGGCACGAAGGGCTATTCCTGATGCACGGAAACTACCGCGACCGCGCCTTGCTGGATGCCGTGTACCAGGTCGAGTGCACCCTGCAGATCGAGAGCTGCTGCGAGGGCGGCTTCGGCGAGCCAGCGCACAGCAACCAGAGCAGGCACGGCAAGGGCGGCGCGCTCAAGGCCCACGACTGCTTCGTGGCGGCGGGCTGCAGGGCATGCCACCGCGAGCTGGACCAAGGTCGGCGCTTCACCCGCGAGGAGAAGGCTGAGATCTGGCAGCGCGGGCACGAGCGCACGATGCTCGCCCTGTGGCAGATGGGCCTGATCCAGGTGGCCGCATGATCATCCGGATCGTGGTCTATGGCTCGCCGGCGCCGCAGGGCAGCAAGTCGTTCAAGGGGCTGGCCAAGAGAGGCCGGGCGATCCTGGCTGAGTCGTCGAAGAAGGTCCGGCCATGGCGGCAGGATGTGAAGCTGGCGGCCCAGCAGCTGCGCGCCCAGCTTGGGCTACAGATGCTTGATGAGCCCCTCGTGGTCCGGATGACGTTCACCCTCCACAAGCCGCTCAGCGCCCCGAAACGTCGCACGGTGTTCCCCTGCAAGCTGCCGGACCTCTCCAAGCTGGTCCGATCGACCGAGGACGCGCTGACCGACGCCGGAATCTGGCGGGATGACGCCCGGGTCGTGGAGTGCCGCGCTGCCAAGCGTTACCCGGGGGAGGGCGCCGATGCCCTAGACGCACCTGGGTGCGTGATCGAGATCGAGAGGATCGGCATGTGACCGCAAACCCCTATACCGAGCAAGTGGGGGGACCTCGCGGCACCGCGATCGTGAGCTTCGTCGTCGCTTGCCGGATCGCTGACAAGTACCGGATTCGCCTGCCCAGCGTCCAAGAGCTGCAGGACGACTTCGGGATGCACAGAGCCACCGCCGATGGCGCGCCGCACTGGCGAGCGCGCGCGGCATTTCTACCACCAGCACAACCCCAGGAGAGAACACAAATGGTTGGAGGCTGTGCTCGCCATCGTGCGCCCAGAGTTCACCAGCCGCGCGTGGGCGCTGGCTGAGGCCGAGGATGATCTGAGCTTCTCGAAGGAGATGGTCAGCCTCAGCCGCCGCAGCCCGTCCGACGCGCAGCGGCGTATTCTGAAAGAGCGGGAGTCGGCCGTGGAGCGGGCACGCGCGCAGGCCTGGCCGAAGAACACCTATCAGCACCTCTCACGCATGGTCGACGCGGTGGGGCTGGAGCTGGCGAGCGGCAACCGCTGCCCGACATGCATCGGCGCCGGAATCGTCAACGACATGGGCTGCAAGGATTGCAGGTGCGCCGGAATCGAGCCGAGGCCGGACCGGCGCCGAGCGCTGGCAATGGGCTGTGACCCTTCGGACTATCCGAAGAGATGGAAGGGCGTCTTCGAATGGCTGCTGGGCGAGCTTCACCAGTCCAGTGAGCGTGCCGCAAAGCACCTATCCCGCGCATTAAGCAATCGGGACTGGAGTGAAGAGCCTCGCGCTGCATAGGTCTCGAGAATGTGGAGTTGATGACTCCACGAATCGGCGGGCAGAATCCACAACATCGCGAGACTTGGCCGCCGGCCAAAATCTTGGCCAAAGCCCCGCCCGAAGGCGGGGCTTTTTGGTACAAGTCACAGACTAGCGGCGTCTCTTGCCCGCTGTGTACGCTGCTGCGGCCTCACGGAATATTTCGTGATCCACTTCGGCCTCGTGGAGAGTCTTAAATGGGCCACGTAGGAAGCCATCATCTTCGGTGTCCACACCGAAGATGAAGCGATTACCGGGTGCAGGATCAATACTTCCGACGCCCGTGATCTTCATTCTGCTTATATTTTTCATGCTTGTGTCTCGTCAAGGGGTGCAGCCTGACTATCAGCTGCGGGTGAAATTAGTCGCTCGCAAAATCCCACGCCCAATTCCCAGATCGCATCAACCCTCGAGCCAGGCCGGCAGCGGAGCGGGCAGCCCTCTTAGGACACACCATGGCAAGGATCACCCCCCAACAAGCAGGCGGCGTGAACGTCGTGGCGTTCCTGGACATGCTCGCTTGGTCCGAGGGCACCGACAACGGCAAGCAGCCCACCAAGGACCACGGATATGACGTGATCGTGGGAGGCATGCTGTTCACCGGCTATGCCGACCACCCACGCGAGCTGGTTTCGCTTCCCGGCTAGGCATCAAGTCGACGGCCGCCGGTCGCTACCAGCTGCTGTCGCGCTACTTCGATGCATATCGCCGACTTCTCGGGCTCAAAGACTTCTCGCCCCTCAGTCAGGACGTGATCGCTATTCAGCAGATCAAGGAACGGCGCGCACTGGAGCTGATCAAGGCCGGTCAGGTGGTCAAGGCGATCAGCTTCGTCCGCAACATCTGGGCCAGCCTCCCGGGCGCCGGCTACGGTCAACATGAGCGCAAGCTCGATGACCTGCTTGCCGCCTACCGGAAGGCCGGCGGCGTGGTCGTGTCATGACCGAGGAAACGGTGCCATGGTGGATGGCGGGCGGTGTCGCCGCGTTCTGGGTGGCAAGGGAAACGTGGGGGGCGCTGCTCTCCCGGCGCAAGGAACGCACCGAGACGGATGCCAACGTTGACCTGTTGAACGGCCTGGTACAGCGCGTGAAGTCGCTGGAGGAATCCCAGGCGGCGACCACGCTGTAGCTGGCCGAGGAAATCAAATTGCGCATGACTGCGCAGGAAGAGGCCCACCGACTAAGGCTACGGGTCATGTCGTTGGAGTCAGCCATGCGCCAAGTCGGCGCCGTGATCCCGCCGGAGATGCCGTGATGATTCGCCTATACGCCTTGCTTGCCGCAGCGGCATTGACCTTGTCCTTCTGGGCGGGCTGGTCCTGGCGCGGGGACCGCGCCGAGGGCGCAGATGCCAAGCAGAAGTCCAGCAGCAGCGTGGCGGTGGTGGAGCAGGTCAACCAGACTCGCGCCACCGAACAACAGCAGGCCGAGTCCATGGCCACCATCGGAGCGAAGCATGAAGAAGACCGTGCAGCGGCCCAAGCCGTCCCTGCTGCTGTTGTGGCTGGTGTGCGTGATGGCAGTCTCCAGCTGCGCGACGACCTCGCGACCTGCAACACCAGCCTTTTGTCCCAAGCCGTCACCGGCGCCGTCGAACGTGATGCGTTCGCCCAACTACGAAGCGAGGTTGCGGGGAATCTTGTTCAAGTCGGGCGAGACGCCGACGACCAGGTCCGAGCCTGCCAAGCAGTGATCGAACAGCACAAAAGGCCGACGCAACTGCCGCCACGCCAGTGAGGGCCGCGACCAACGGGACGGCGATGGCGATTGTGACGGTGACTGAAAGATCCATGTGGGCATATCCTGCGATTGGAGTGGGATGAGCTTGCGGGATAAGAAAACTGCCGAAACCGTACAGTTTCCGATTTGTAAGCTCACCCTCTGGAATAGGTTCAGAGGGGTCCACTTGGGGAATTTTCGACCCCCAATTGAGTGATTCCCCATGCGCCGCCCAATTTCACCTACCGACCTGCACGACATCGACCTGGAAGATATGGCCATGAGGTTCCGGCCTGCCCCCGATGTCTGGGAGTGGATCGAAGCCGAGGTGCTGTCCGAAGACGGGAACGTGCACAACCCCGATCACCTGCACCTACAGGGTGCAGACGTGGGCATCCTCTGGGCGGGCACCTGTTTCACCAAGCAGGGCAGGACTGTTGTGGGCCAGGCCGAGATGGTGGCTTTCCGGGCGGGTGGGTGGCAGAAGGCCCGGATGGAACGCCAGATGGTGGACTGGTTCGGGCGCGTGCCTGAGGTGGTGATCACCCTGGCCGCCGATTACTGCTCCAGCTGCACCGACACGGAGTTCTGCGCCCTGGTGGAGCACGAGCTCTACCACGTTGCCCAAGAGGCCGATCAATACGGCACACGCCGGCAGCGACCAGGCCGCGGTTGCCAGTGCCTGGGCCACGGCCTCGTGGTCGTGCACCCGGTCAGCGAACGAGCGGCTCACCATGATCTGCTGCCGATCCGGCTCCACCTCCTCCAGGGACATGCACGGGTGGCCTTGGAGTTCGCGCTGCGTGCGCGCCAGGGTCACCCCGAACTTGGCGAGGATGTCGTCCGCTGGCGCGTCCCGGAGGTCGGCCGCGGTGCGGACGCCCATCGCCACCTGCTTCGGTGCCAAGCGCCGGCCGACACCCCACAGGTCTTTCACTGGGAAGCTGGCCAGCAGCGCACCACGGGTCGCCCTGTCGCCGAGATCCACCACGCCCGCGCCGGTCTTCGCCGCCTTGTTGGCGAGCTCGGCCAGCGTCTTTGTCGGGCCGATGCCGATGCAGTTCGGTATTCCGGTCCAGCGGTGCACCCGGGTGCGCAGCTCCTGTGCGAAGGCCTCGCGGCCGGGCACGCCTGTCAGGTCGATGAAGCTCTCATCGATGCTGTAGACCTCCACGCGTGGCGCTGCCTCCCGGAAGATGGAAACGACCCGGGCGCTCATGTCGCCGTAGAGGCCGAAGTTCGCCGATCGCATCTGCAACCCGTGCCGGCGCACCAGATGCTTCAGTTCGTGGGCCGGCTGACCCATCCTGATGCCCAGTGCCTTGGCCTCGGCCGAGCGAGCGATGGCGCAGCCATCGTTGTTGCTCAGCACCACCAAGGGGACGCCGCGCAGCTTGGGCTGGAACACGCGTTCGCAGCTGGCGTAGAAATTGTTGCCGTCAACGAGGCCGAACATGGCCGCGCCTTCGCTGAATCTGGCGCACCACGCCCACCACCGCGAAGACCTCCACCTCCGTGCCCTGGTCCAGGACCATGGGCGGGAACTCGGGATTGGCCGAGTGGAGCTCGAGGTGGTGTTCGAAGGTCTTGAGCACCTTGCAGGTTGGCTGGTTGCCATCCCAGACCGCGATGACCAGATCGCCGGCCTGCGGCGTCACGGAGCGGTCAATCACCAGGATATCTCCATCGCTGATGCCCAAGCCCAGCATCGACCAGCCATCGGCGCGGTATAGGAACGTGGCGGACGGATTGCGGACCAGCAGCCGGTGAAGGTCGATCGACTCGTCCATGAAGTCATCGGCGGGCGAGGGAAATCCAAGCCGAGCGCGCACGCCGGCCAAGGGTACGAAATGCGCCGGGCCATCGATCGAGGCGGGCCCGATGAAGGTGGCGAGGGTGTGGGGCGGGGTGATGGACTGCATGGGGGCGAACTCTGGCCGGTAGGTGTCTCACGGATGGAGACGGCGGGCATGTTAGTACAATTACTAACAAGTCGCGCGTGATGCGACCGTGGTCAGGTGGCGTTGCCTCCGTATCGCCCCCTGCGACCACTCGCATTCATCATTTCGGCCATGACGAAAGCGACCGACGGTAAGGCGCGCTGGGCGCGCGCAAAGGCAGCATCCCTCTGGCAGCAGGCGGATGCTCTGGACCTTGATCGAGGCGGGGACTGGCGGGCGAGGGCGACTCGCCGACGCGGCGCTGACCGGCTCCGCGCCGAGGCCGCGCGGTTCGACGGGATTGCCAGGCGCTTCGATCCGATGTCAGACGACGAGGCCGCCTGACCGGGAAGTAGAATGCACCCGAAAAGGAGATCAGTTCGATGGAAGCTGCAGCTTGGGGGTTCATAGGGACGATCGTCGGTGCGCTGGCCAGTATCGGCACGAGTTGGCTGACCTCTCGGGCGACCGGAACCGCCCAGCGTGAGAAGGTGGAGCTGGAGTGGAGAGTTCAGCACCGCGAGTTTCAAACCAGAGCCGTAACAGAACTTCAAGAGGTGCTGGGCGAGTTCGTCAGGGCGACAGGTAGGATTCGCCACTTCGACGAGATGCGTGAGGGAGAAGGCCACGTCGGCAATCCCCTTCCCACCGGCGACGATCTCTCAGAGCATTACGCTCAGCTAATTCGGCGAATTGCGGTCTTGGTTGCACGCATAGACGACGCTGCGGCCAGTGACGCCGTGAGGCAGCTTCGGGCCACCTCGGTGAAGATCTCTTTGGGAGTCGGCGTGGACGTCTCGACGATGTTGGGGTTTGCCGATGAAGTCGAACGCGCTCAAGAGGCGCTGAGTAGCTGCCTGAGGGCGCTTTACGGTGAGCGACTCGCGCAGCGCTGATCGGCCGTCTGACCGACGCATGGCTCATATGCCTCTGGGCTTAGAGGTTTGACCCCCTCCTAGTGGAGCGCTGACGTGCCAAAAAGAAAAGGCCCCGCGTGAGCGAGGCCTGATCGAATTGCGGAGCGGTTCGTTTATTGCGGAGCGAAAATCACCGCTCTAAAACCCCGCAAACCATTGGTGCCGAAGGTGGGACTCGAACCCACACGCTTTTAAGGGCGGCGGATTTTGAGTCCGCTGCGTCTACCGATTCCGCCACTTCGGCTGGCTGGCCGCGTAGTGTATACAAGATGTCGACATTTGTGCAGACCTGAATGCTTAAGTTCCTGTCAGGGTTTCACCTACGCAGGACGCTATACTCATCGCGCTGAACCATACAGGGAGTCGTCATGAGCGCGCTGCAGGATCTTCGGGTGCTGGTGGTCGAAAACGACGAAATGAGTGCGGCCCTGCTGCAGATGCAGCTGGCGCAGTCCGGCGCCGTGGTGGTGGGACTGGCGGCCTCGGTCGCCGAGGCGCTGCGCCTGCTCGCCGAAACCCAGCCACAGGTGGTCCTGCTGGATTATCGCCTGGCCAACAACGAGACCAGCGAAGCGGTGGCAGCTGCCCTGGCGGCGCGCCAGATTCCCTTCGTGCTGGCCACCGGCATGGCAACCGAGCATCTGCCCGAGGCTTTCCGATCGGGTGTCATCCTGAGCCCAAGCCGTACCTGACGGCCGACTTGAACGCCGCGCTGGGGCGCGCCCGGGTGGGCGACTCCGTCGCCGGCTGAGCGGCGACCTCACGCTGCTTTGGCGTGTGCCAGGGCGACCGGTTCGCGGTCGTCCAGAATCCGGTACAGCGCCGCCAGATCCTGCGGGTCCGGATTCAGCCACGCATCCAGATGTTCGCGCCGGATCGGCACGATGCAGCGGTCGTGGCCGGTCCGCGCCACATCGGCAGGCGGATCGTCGGTGATCGCGGCGAACGACAGCAGGCGACCTTCCGGTCCTTCCCACTCCGACCACAGGCACGCGATCAGCAGATCGCGCGGCGGCTGCGGACTGAACTCCAGGACGACGTTCTCGGCTTTCTCGCCGGGTGAGAGCGGGCGCTGCTCCAGTGCGTGCCGTGGTACGTGCTCGTAGAACGACTGCACCACCACCACGCCATGCCGATGGCCGAACGCGGATTTCCAGTACGCCTCCAGGCTGTCCCGGCGTGCGTTGTACGTACCGGGATACAGCGCGTCGTTGCGCGCGGGCTTGTCCGGCAGCCGGCACTGGTACCGCATCGGTTTGATCACGCGCTGCCCGTGCTCGGACACGATCACCGGCGCGTAGACCCCCGGGAAAATGCGGCTGTCGCGCGGCACCAGGCCCGCGCGCTGCAGATCGGAAAGGCGCGTCTGCGCGCGCTCGATGCGGTTGCCGGCCACGCGCACCTCGGTGCGCGCCTTCTGCGTGGGGCGCGTAGCCAGTTGTTCCTCCGCCGCTTTCAAGCGCGCACCCTGCAGGCGCACTTCCTCATCCAGTGCCTGCATTTCCTCGGCATGCCATTGCTGGATCCGCGCCACGATCTCCTGGCCCTGCGCGGTGCGGGCGCCGGCAAAGCCATCGTCCATCGCCTTGGGGGTCTTCGGGCGCTGCTTGCCGGCATCGTGGGCATAGAGCTGGGCGAACTCGTCCAGCGACATCATGGCGCCGTACTCACGGACCAGCTTGGTGTAGTCAGCGCGGATCTGGGCGGAATAGCACAT